TAGACACAGCTTTACAGCGCGTTAGCGTGTCTACATACGCACAGCAGACTAATAAGAACACTGTAGGACGGCCCACGCAGATATATGTGCAGCGGCTACCTACAGAAGTAAAGTTCACACTGTGGCCCACACCGGACACTACACAGGCTTACAAACTACTATACTTCCGTCTCAAGGGTATTGATGGGCTTGCGTCAGGTGTTGGAGGAGAAACAAACAGTATACCTCCACGGTTTGTACCTGCGCTTGTATCAGGGTTAGCATTTCACGTAGCTATGAAGAAACCTGAAGCCGCAGCTAGAGCAGTACCTCTTAGAGAAGAGTATGAGTATCAATTTAAGTTAGCGGCATATGAGGACCAAGAACGTGCGTCTTCTATATTTGTACCGTTTCAAACCTTTCACGGTGGTATGAGATGAGCTACGCGTCTGGTAAACACGCATACGGTATATGTGACCGGACAGGGTTTAGATACCCATTAGAAGACCTTGTATATGAGTTTCAAGACGGGCACCGTACAGGGTTTCGCGTTGGCAAAGATGTAGTTGATCCAGACCAACCACAAAACTTCTTAGGACGTATCCGCGTAGTTGATCCACAATCACTGCTTGATCCAAGACCTGATGCCTCTCCCGGACGTGGCTTATTTGGTTGGAACCCCATAGGGCATCCCCTCGTACACCTTACAGGACAAGTAGGTAGCGTTACTTTAGACATTCCCGTACCAGAAAGTGATGCTGTCACAGGCGTAGCAGCGTCTGGTTCTGTGGGTACTGTTAGTGTACTTGCGGGAAGTAATGCTAATGTTCCAGTTACAGGTGTGGCGGGAACTAATGCTGTAGGTACTGTAAGCATTACAGCAGTTGATAGTTCCACAGTTTCAGCTACAGGCATAGCAGGCACAGGCGCTTCAGGTGCCGCTACTGTAACTACAAACATATTTGCGGTAACAGTAGCCAGCGGCACTAATCCATACGGCACAGGCAATAAGTTCTACATAGATGGCGTTGTTAGTCCGACAATTAGTATTGCAGAAGGTTCTACCTTCCGGTTCGATCAGTCCGCCTCTAGTAATAGTAGTCACCCATTGCGCTTTAGCACTACGGCTAACGGTACGCATGGTGGTGGTTCTGAGTACACTACAGGCGTAACCACATCAGGAACGGCTGGACAAGCTGGTGCGTATGTTCAGATAACTGTAGCTAGCAGCGCACCAACCTTATACTATTATTGCGTAAACCACAGCGGTATGGGCGGTACGGCTAACACACCATAGGAGACTTGGACATGGCACCTAAAACATCTAAAAGGCCCGTAACACGGGAAGACGCAAAGAGATTAGCAGCAAAACGTAAGCGCGTTAGCGAATCTCCCGGTATGACCAAGCGAATGAACGCTTCTGGTGCTACTGGAAATAAGGGTTCTCGTTTTGGAGCAGAAGAAACTGCTAACATGATGGCTACTGATCCTGCCCGAGGGGGTACAAATCCAAAAGAGGAAAGAGACAGAAAAAAGGCGCAAGCATTTTTTGACTCGGTTTTAAAAAAAGCCTATGGCGGCACGATGAAGAAAAAAGGTATGGCTAAAGGCGGTGCTGTAGCTAAGAAGAAGGCTGGCGGTGCTGTCACTAAGAAAATGGGTGGCGGCAAGATGATGAAGAAGGGCTACGCCAAAGGCGGTAAGCTGGCAAAAATGAGCAAAGGCGGCAGGGGTACTATTGCTCGCGGTAGCGGTGCAGCACGTCCTCAACGTTTTCGCAAGAACGGCTAATGCCTTATTTGCAAAGCAATATACCGCACTTTAAGTGTTGGGTTCGTCGTGAGTATACGGTCAATCATGAGCGTTACCACGGCGAATTTCTACATGCTATGGTTATTGCTGTTACTACGATGCCCAACAGATGCCTGAGTTTTCAGATTATCTTTACGGGGTGTGAAGCAGACGATACAGACGATGAGAATGTGCATGGCGGGGCTATGTGGGCTAGGATGCCCATAACCGCTTTGGTAGCTGATGAACCGTTTGAAGAGTGGCCCGAGGGTATGGCAGTTCACGAAGCCCAGCCTTGGGACTGCCCGTCGCATACCCATGCGGTATACACGCTTGACAGGGCGTCACCTTGTCCGTGGATGGCAAAGATTGCAGGAGGGTTTTTTCCTGCTAAGTACCTGTTTACTGTGGATTATACCGATACAGATGTAGCAGATGATCCAGCGCAACACAAACAAGCGCATGTGCTACAGCTATTAGATGCGGATAAGTGGACAGGTAATATAGTGGCGTTACCCAACAACAGAGTACGGGTAACACATCCTGCGTGGTTTGAAACAGGTGAAGGCGCACCAGACTTTAAGCCATCACAACATATACATTATTCTAAATCTGATTTAGACTACACATTAGATGTAACGCAAATATTCGACAACTTATACAGCGAGGCCGAGTAATGAATTATACTGAGCTTACGCAAGCCATAAAAGATTATACAGAGAACACAGAGGCAACGTTTGTTTCTTTGATTCCTACGTTTGTTCAGCAAGCGGAGCAACGTATATTTCGCACTATTACTATACCCGAAGTTAGGTCCAACAGCACAGGTTCTCTAACTAAAGGTAATCAATATCTGCAGCGACCCGATGACTTTCTGGCCGTATTTTCTCTCGCCATTGTTGACCCCACCACAGCAGCGTATACGTACCTGTTAGAGAAAGATGTTAACTTCATGCGGGAAGCCTACCCTGTAGCGGCTACGGAAGGTGCGCCTAAATATTATGGTCAGTTCGATGGCGATGCTATTGCCGCTAACACTGATGGGCATTTTATAGTAGGGCCAACACCTGATGCAAACTATGTAGTTGAGTTACACTATTATTTTGAACCTCCTTCTATTGTGACTACAACCACATCTTGGCTTGGAGAAAACGCTGACACTGTACTCTTGTATGGTTCTTTAGTAGAAGCGTATACGTTTATGAAGGGCGATCCTGATATAATGCAGACTTATAAAGAACGATATGAATCTGCTTTAACACAACTTTCTGTAATTGATGCTGCCAGTAGGGGCGATAGCTATAGGGATGGAAACTTTAGATGAATGACATGCCGTTTCATATGTCTGTGGGTAGCGTTGAGGTTAGGACCACCAACAATCGTGGATTCACACCTGAAGAGGTTGCTGAGAGGTGTACTGACAAGCTGCTACACGTTTCTGAACAAGCCCCTTCCGTAATAAGAGACCAAGCAGTAGCCTACAAACAGCAGATGACAGGCGTTATAGCCTCTTACATGAAACAGGCTATTCAAAGCGACAGAACTACTGTATATAACGCAATCAAAGACGCTGGGCATCCAAAGCTGGCAGAGTATATAAGGAATATGTAAATGGCATTCTCAGGCAACTATATGTGTACTTCGTTTAAAACCGAACTGCTTAAAGGCGTACACAATTTTACGGCAGCAAGTGACAAATTTAAGTTGGCTCTATACAATAACAGCTCAAGTTTTAATGCTGGTACTGTTAGCTATACTGCTACCAACGAAATCAGCGGTACAAACTACACCGCTGGGGGCAATGCGATTACCACGGTAACTCCCACTTCTTCCAGTACTACTGCTTTTGTAGACGCTAATGATGTTGTGTTTTCAAACGTAACAATAAACCTAGTTCGTGGCGCTCTTTTTTATAATAATGCTCCCGTATCTGGTGGCGGTACTCCTTCTGTAGCTGTACTGGACTTTGGTTCAGATAAAGCCGCAAGTGCTGGAGACTTTACAGTTGTAATGCCAACTGGAGATGCTTCTAACGCGATCATTCGCATAGCTTAAAAGGTAGCGTCTCATGTCCACTGTATATCTAGGTGGCTGGGGCCGATCTACTTGGGGCTTTGGGGCTTGGAACGAAGCAAGTGTTCTTCCAGCATTAAATGGTTCTGTTGGCTCAGTAACTACTGTTGTTCGCATAGATGCAATAGGCGTCAGCGCAACCGGACAAGTTGGTACAACAACTCAAACAGGACTTGCGACAGTACCTGTTTCGGGCGTTAGCGGCACTTCTGAACTAAACACAGTAGTAATAGACTCAGACGGCAACATACCTGCGCTGGGGCTAAACTCTATAGGCTCTGTCGGTACAGTATCTATTGTAGCTGAATCAGTCCTGCCGATTGTAGGCGTTGTAGGCAGTACAGCCATAGGTACAGCTACCACAAGGTTTGGGCGTGTTGTTAACCTCACAGGTATATCTTCTACTGGAAGTGTTGGCAGTGTAACTGTTAACGAATCTTCCTCTTTACCTGCAACAGGAGTTGCTGCAACAGGTCAGTTAGGTACTATAACTCTTACGTATAGCAATGCCGATGTTGGTGGTGTAGCGGGACAGGGGTATATAGGAACTGCTACAGCATCTGCAGATAGCAATATACCTGTTACAGGATTGTCTAGCACTGGAGCTTCGGGCGCTAGCACGACTACTAGCGACGTTACACAACCCGCAGTAGGTGTAGTAGGTACTCTAGGTCTGGGCGTTGTGTCTGTAGAAGAAGGCGCTAGCGTAACTGTATCAGGAGTACAGGCCGCAGGGCAATCTGGCGGAGTGCTTGTATGGAGTAAAATAGTGCCCGTACACAATTCAAATTGGGCAGGTATAAGCCCTACATCTTCGGAAAGTTGGGCACCTGTGAATACCAACTCTACGGTAACTTGGAAAAAGATTGCGTCTTAGCTACAAGCGCGGTATAAATCCAACAATCAATCTAGTTTAGGAAACTTACATGGCTAGTGTTTATTCAAACGATCTTCGTTTAGAAGAGATAGGTACTGGCGAGCAGTCGGGTACGTGGGGTACTACTACTAACACAAATTTAGAACTTATTGCCGAGTCCTTTAGTTTTGGCACTGAAGCAATAACTACTAACGCAGATACCCATACAACCACGCTTACCGATGGAGCCTCTGCTCAAGGTAGGTCCATGTACCTTAAATATACAGGCACATTAGACTCTGCTTGTACTATTACTATTGGACCCACCTCAGTAAGTAAGATGTGGTTTATAGAAAATGCTACAACTGGAAGTCAAAACATTATCATTAAACAGGGGTCAGGGGCGACAATAACTATCCCTAGTGGTCAAGTTAAGGCAGTGTTTTCCGATGGTACAGGGGCAGGGGCAGCAATGACAGATGCGTTTACGGGTCTAAGTGTCCCTAGTCTGTTTATAGCAGGCCAAGCTCCAGCGAGCATTGGTGATGTTTTGGCATTAAGCATAGCGTTAGGATAGAATATGGCTAATACCTTTAAGAGTTACTTGGCAAGCGCCACAGGCACCAGCCCTGTTACTGTCCGTACAGTAGCTGCAAACACACAGACCGTTGCGGTTGGCATTAATTTGGCAAACATTCTAACCACACAGATTACGGCAAGTGCTTACGTAAGCAGGGGTGGTACAGACTTTTATATTATTAAAAATGCTCCTATTCCCGCGCAGGGCGCTTTGTCCGTGCTGGACGGTAAAATCATCTTAGAAGCCGCAGATGCGGTTAAGGTTGTAGCTAACACAGCAAGTGGCCTAGACACTATGTTGTCGGTACTGGAGATTACCTAATGGCTGGATATATTGGCTCTAAATCTTCAGGAATAATATCAGGCATTGATGCGTCTATAGCTGAGTTAAACCTCAACGATAAGGCTTCAGCCAACGGCACTACAGAGGCCAACAAGGTTCTTACGGCAGATGCCAATAAAGATGTTACCGCGATTCGCAACTTGACAGCTACAGGTGATGTGACGGCTGGCGGTGCTGTGGCTGTTACGGGCAATGTGACGGCTGGTGGTTCTGTAACCGCCACAGGCACTGTTACACGCGCCCTGACGCGAGGTTCTATTGATGTTGGCAATAGCTCTGGTGTGTCATCTGCCTTAGCAAAAGGCGCAGCGGGAACAGTCTTAACATCTGATGGCACTGATTTGTCATTTGCGGCTGCATCAGGCGGCGGCGAACAAGAGTTTACTGCCACAGGCGCGATCACCGCTGGTCATCCCGTAGGCTTGAACTCAGACGGAACGATTAGTTCTTTAATATCCCCTTTTGGCCCTTCGGGGTCTCAAAGCGTTTCGTTTCTAACAGAATATAATAACGTAGACTATAACTCATCAAACAACACAATTACTGGCATAGTTTACGACAGCCCCAACCGTCAGTTGCAAGTCGCATCCATTGATGCAAGTTTAAACATTACGTTTGGAACTGCGGTTACCATTCCCGGTGCAGACAGGACCGTTTATACGGCGAAAGCTCAAACTGCAAGAGATTTGAGTACAGGTAAATACTTGTGTATCTTTGAAGAAACAAATCCCGGTGTTAATCTGAGGGCCGCTGTTGCTACCGTCAGCGGTACAAGTGTAAGTTTTGGAAGCGAGCAACAATTAGGTTCTTCAAGCGAGGGCAACAATTACGAGCTAGTCTACAGCGGCACAGCAAACAAATTTATATCGTTTTATATATCTACCAGTAACTACATTTATGCTCGTATTTATACTGTCTCTGGGAACAGTGTTAGCGTATCCGGTGCAATTACTGTCGTAAGCACTAGCACAAATAGGTTTGACGTAAGGCTTGATCCTAGCACCAGCAAAATTATTTTGGCGTATTCAGACAGTTCTGATAGCTCTAAACTAAAGAGTAAGATTTGCTACCTTAATGGTTCTACAGTTTCATCAGGTTCTGTAGTTACAGTAGATTCAGCGGCTCTTAAATCTGCACAAGAAATATATTTAACTCAGGACACTAACGCAAATAAAATTGTGATTTCTTATGAGCATAACAGCCCACAATTAAATTACATTGCTATTGGTACGGTCAGTTCTGGCGACAACACTGTGTCTTACGGTACACCTAAAAAGGGAGCCGATGGTGCAAGCACAACAGCAGTTCCATTTTTTATATCAACTGACAACACAATAGGTCTGAGTATAAATAATAACTTATATTCTATTAAAATAAACGGAACGTCTTTTGACTATGGAGATACAATTACAAATTTTAATGCAGCTTTAGTGTATGTCTCTGGTCGGGATGGCTTTTATAGTGGCGGTACGCTGCCAAAAATAAAAAAACCAGTCTTTCCTAAATATGTCGGGTTAGCTGCCGAAAGTATCTCTGACGGTGCGGCTGGAAAGGTGACAATTATTGGTGGAATTAATACTCAGCAATCTGGTTTAGTCGCTGGTCTGCCGTATGGGATGCCGTTTTTATCGGAAAATTCAACTACACTTACCCTAACCAACAGTTTAGTTAACAAGGTTGGTAATGCCATGTCATCTACGAGCATATATGTCCAAACAGGTGAAGTATAATGAAAACTCTAGTAAAAGGCGGCGTATCAATTTACATTTTTGAAGATGCCGAAGTTGTAAATATTGGGAGTAACAACATTACTGTTGGAGACCCCTTAACATTAACAATTGCGGATTGCAGTAGTTTAGACACTGTAATGCACACAGGTGTTACGCCACCTGACGATTGGTATGGGTGTAAATATTTATTTGACGGCACAACTTGGTCTGCAAATCCTAACTATGTGGCACCCCCCGCAGAAGAAGAAGAATCGGAGTAAGACATGTCAGGATACATAGGCACACAGCCAGTACCACAGGCCACGCAGAAGCGGCAGGCTTTTACCGCTACGGCAGGTCAGACCACCTTTGCTACAAGTGGATACAGCGTAGGTTTTGTCGATGTATATATGAACGGCGTAAAGCTGGCTGCTGCCGATTACACCGCGACCAACGGCTCTGACGTTGTGTTGGCTACCGCTGCTTTGGTTAATGACATTATAGAGATTGTAGCGTTTACATCCTTTGTAGCTAGTGGTGGGTTAGCCGCTGCAAACAATTTGTCGGATGTAGCAAGTGCATCTACATCAAGAACAAACTTGGGTATAACTTTACCAAATCTTGGAGTTACCAGCACGGCGGCTGAACTAAACACGTTGGACGCAGTGCCTCGCGGTTCTATTATTTACGGTAACAGCAGCGCAGCTACAGCAAGACTAAGCAAAGGCGCAACGGGTACAGTACTGACCGCTGGTGCTGATGACATTAGCTGGGTAGCGGCAAGTGGTGGTGGCGAACAGGAGTTTACTGCATCTGGCAGCATCACAGCGGGTCAACCTGTCGGCATTAATCCAAACGGCACTATTAGCACGGCTTCCGCAAATCAAAGTGGTGCGTTAAGTGGCGGCTCATCAAACACATATTCCACGCCAAGAATGGACTACGACACTAATGCAAATAAATTAGTTATTTGTACGCAGGGGCCACCCAGCGGATACTCGTCATATGTAGAAATTGTAGACCCAGCGGCAGATTTAACCGCGACATTCGGAACGCCCGTAGTGTCGAGGTCTTCAAACACAAATGAGGCAGTTCCAGCTTTTGACCCTGCCACGGGCAGAACAAATATTTTATTTGTTGCACAAAGAAACAATTCACAGTGGCTCTACGCTGTTAGTGGCATTGTCAGCGGCACTTCAATGACCTTTGGGTCGGAAGCAACTGGAACCTATAACAACAATGGCGACATTATCACTCCTGCTTTTATAAACGCAGGGTCTAATAAGTCGGTAGCTGTGGTTCGGCAATACCAAAGTGGCCAGTATCAAAGTCATGTATACGTACTAACTACAAGCGGAACGTCTATTAGTTTCGGTAGCCCCGTTCTTCTTGATTCTTCGGGAGGTTTTGATACCGCGCACCGTCACGGTGCTGTTTATGATAGTAATGCTGATAAGGTTGTTATCTTTTACCAAGAACCTAACCAAGCCAGTTATGCTAAAGTTGGAACAATAAGCGGAACAAGTATTAGTTTTGGTTCAAGAGTTACAACATCTTCAAGCACTTTTAGAACAGCAAATGAGCCATATTACCCTTGCTTTGATACAAACAGTAATAAAGTTGTTCTAGCGACAACCAACTCTATTACCAATAAGCCTAGTGTAATAGTGGGTACAGTAAGCGGCACAAGCATAAGTTTTGGCACACCCGTTGTTATTAATGATGCTGCTGCTGATGCTAGTCTTATGCACGCAGCGTTTGATAGTAGTACCAACACCGTACTAATTTCTTATTTTGTCTCAGGTGGTGATCCGGGTTATTGGCTGCAAAAAGTTAAGGTAAACGGTACATCCGTTGATGTTGGCGATAAAATTTCTTTATCTTCAAACTCTATAGTTGGGCCAGTACGGTACGCAGATGACATAGATAGGATGCTTGTTCTAAAGACATTAAGCGGTGGAACACTTGCCATAACCAATCCAAGCGCCCCCGTTTATGTCGGGCTTGCTAAAGACAGTATCTCCGATGGTGCGACCGGAAAAGTTACGATAGTTGGTGGTATCAACGAAAGTCAATCAAGCCTAATTACAGGATTTCCATACGGACTTGCCCCAACAAGTTCAACGCTTTCTGTTGGGCCTTCAAACAAGATTGGCATAGCTTTATCAGCTACTAAAATTTATTTATCGGAGGGTTCAATCTGATGAAAACTTTATGCAGAGATAATATTTCCTACCACATGTTCGCAGACAACAAGCCTGTGACAATTAATAGTGTAAACGTTGTTGTGGGCGATCCAGTGGAATATTACATTGGCGATCTTAACAGTTCTAATTGCATTTTACACACGGGTGTCACAGAGCCTAGTGAATACGTTGCAGGGGGCAAGCACATGTTTGATGGCACAACTTGGTCTATAAATCCTAATTGGGTTGGACCCCGCGCAGAAGAAACGGAGTAGGATATGACTAAAGCTAGAGACCTTGCAGGATTCGCGTCATCCTCTGTAACAACCACAGCTTCTGATGGCTTGGTTCTCAAGGGCGATGGTAGCAGCACAGACGTTGTAATCAAGAATGGCGCTAACGCTACAGTGGCTACAGTGGCTGACGGTACTACTACTTTGGCTGCAACTGCTAACCTAACGGCTGGCGGTAGTATAACAGCTACAGGTGCGTCAGTAGGCGCTTTAGCGCAGGGTGCTATACAGGTAGGTAATTCATCAGGTGTAGCGGCTCCGCTGACTATAGGCTCTAACACACAATTGCTTCAGTCTAACGGCACAACAGCGGCTTGGGCTACTGTAAGTTCTAATCCATACACGGCACAATCAACCGCAGCCACTGGGTACATCACCCTAGTCGGAGGTCTGATAATTCAATGGGGCGCGATTATGGTTGGCGGTGGTACAAGTCAAACAGCAACGTTTGCAATCACGTTCCCAAACGCCGTTCACAGCGTAACAATCTCAAAGGGAAATGGAGCAACAATAAACAATGGCACTTTCAGCACGACCTCTGCAGTTTTCACCAACAGCGGAGGTGCTGGAAATGCGTCAAATGTTTACTACATAGCGATAGGGCATTAAAATGAAATACGCACACATAGACAGCAATAATAAACTGCTTGGTTGGTACAGTGATGACGTACATTCTACTATACCTACGCCGAATGTTGTGGTTACAGACGAGCAATGGCAAACATCTTTAGATAATAACTACAATTCTATTAACTCTGACGGCTCTGGGTCAGTGGTGGATTTTTCAACGGATGCAGAAAAAGCATCTATGGTTAGAGGTGCAAGGGACGCTAAATTAACGGCTACTGATTGGAGAGCATTAAGCGATGTAACTATGTCAGACGCATGGCGCACGTACCGACAGACACTGCGTGATGTGCCAGCGCAATCTGGGTTTCCCACAAATGTGACTTGGCCCGTTGAGCCTAGCTAATGCCAGATATGAATGAGCGCGTCTCCGCGTTAGAAAGGGATATGGCTGCTTTGCAAACGGAAGTCAGGATACAGTTTAAAGAGGTCTTTACTAGAATAAAACGTCTTGAGACCGTACTTATAGCTACATCTGGCGCAACCATTATCATGTTGTTAACAATTCTTAGTCGTATGGGGTAAGCATGTGGTACACGTTTTTGTTCTTATACTATATATAGGCATAGGATCAGAACGTGCGGCAATAAGTACTGATTTATACTTTAAAAGATTAGATATATGTAATTGGTACGCTGAACACTTAGTTAGGCGCTTCGGATACCCCGAAACAAGAGATTACGGTACAGCTTACTGTGTACCTAAATCAGTCAACCCTAATGAGGTAACAGTATATGATTGATCCTGTTACAGCTTTTGCAGCAGCTAACGCAGCGTTTAAAGGCGTAAAAATGTTAGTCGGCGCTGGTCGTGAGATGCAGGATGTTAGCAAGCAGCTTGGACAATGGTATTGCGCCGTTGCGGATATAAGCAGGGCAGAAACCCAACGTAAAAACCCAACGTGGTTAGATAAGAAAACGCATGGAACCGATAACATAGAGCAAGAAGCTATGGATATTGTGATCCGCAAGAAAACCTTAATGGAAAAAGAAAAAGAGATTAAGTTTATGCTGGACTACAGGTTTGGCTTGGGGACTTATGATGAGATGCTGGGTATGCGCCGTAAGATACGTGCTGAACGGGAAGAAACTGTATATAAGGCTATGGAAGCAAAGCGCCAAATACAGAATAATATGGCTATAGGTGGGTTAAGTTTGGGTATATTGTGTATGTTAGGTGGTGGTATGTATTTAATAATGTTGGCTACACAGTGATAAATGCGTTAATACTATCAGTAACGCTTGCGGGGGTTGCTAATCCGACTCATGTGCAGTGTCACCTGTGGAAGAGGTTTACAGATGCAAACGATCAAAAAGTTTGTGTATATAGATTCACTGCAGGGTATGGTGGCTTGGGGTATCACTATCCCACAAAGAGTTTTTCTGAGTGTCCCAAGGTGTTTAGTTGCCTTTATGAGAAGAAGGACAAACGCCCTAGTTTGTCAGAAATATTAGACGGCCTGAAAGGAGGTTTCTAATGCAGATAGCTTTTAAGAAGATACTAGAATATAAGCTGCTACCGCGTTTTATGATGTTCACTATGACGGTGGTGTATGTACGGTGCATAGAATGGGCGCTAACGCA